AGGAGCTCAGAAGTATGCAGTTACAGCTGTAAGATGCTGTGACTCGCGTTACTCAATAAATGCTTTTAAGCATTATGCCCAGAGAATGGGTACACCAGATCCTGAAGCAAGGGCGTTAACTTTCGATGAAGCACTTAATGGGTATGGTTTAATGAAACATCTTGTTATGAAGACAGGACCAGGTTATTGGTCAATTTGGTTTAGTAGTGGGAAGGAAGAAATATTTAGTCCACTTGAGCAAGTTGTGAGAGAAGATGGCAGTGTAGAAGTTACTCGCTATGAATGGTCAGACCTTGCAAGATCTATGGTCGTACCATTATGGAAGAAGACTATTGTTCAATTTTACGATGAAGCGGAAAAAGATTTAGCTGCAGGAAAAGCCATGAAGACTTTTTGGGTTTCAACTTTGAAAGATGAATTGGTTTCACATGAGAAAGCAAGGATTGCCAAGACGCGTGTCTTTGAACAACCGTGTGTAGTATATACGCTATTATGTCGTAAGTATTTTGGTTACTTTGCTGATTGGTTTAGACAGCGAGCTGGTTTTCGATTACACCATGGTATTGGTAAAGATAAGGACACAGTTTGGGGACGATACTATGAAATTCTAAGAGCTAAAGGAGGTTACGGTTTTGATGTCGATTATAAGAATTACGACGGAACCGTGCAGCCAGCGGCCTTTGAGTTTTTCCTTCAAGTTACAGATTACTTTTATGGCTTAGAAAATAGGACTCAGCGACATGCATTAATAAGAACTTTACAATGCAGTCATCACCTTATAGGAGATACCATAGCTGAATCCAGTCAAGGTAATAAATCTGGAAATCCACTTACCGATCTTTTCAACTCTATAACAAATGTTTGGTTAGTATATGTTACTTACCAAATGTGTCGTGAAGCTTGGGGTCCGCGCAACCAAGATGGGTCCATTCCACCTTGTGGGATGGAAGGACAGCCAGATGACTTTGATTTTCTCACGTATGGCGATGATGTCATACTAACAGCAACTCCCGATTGCTTACAGTATTTTAATAGAACTAATTTTGCCCACATTGTGAAGTATATGGGCTATACTGTGACAGCAGCAAATAAAGAGGCTGAACTACAACCTTTTGAGACGTTGGAGGAATTGACTTTCTTAAAGTGTCCTTTTGTACAACGTCAAGGTTATGTAGCAGCCCCATTGCCAAAGAAAGTTATTTATAGAGAACTTACATGGCAAACAAGGGAGTGTGTGGGAGATGAAATGCTATTTAAGCAACGTATCCAGAATGGACTGGACTTCATGGCACACCATGGGTACAAAGAGTACCAACAACTTCGCTTAGAGTTGAAAGAATTAGGCGTAGAAACTGAAGACCGCTTTTCAGATTTCGAAAT